GCGTTACTGGCATCTGCTGTTGGAAAGGCAATAGTAAAGTCACCACTAGTAGATGTCTTATCTGCGCCAAAATCTAATACAACCACTGCCCTATTAGCTGATCCTGCTGTAGTAGACGAATTATAAATTAACGCCCCTCTTGCAGTAATTGAGCTGCTAGACCAAGTAGTATCAGAGAAATCTGTAAGAGCTGTAGTTCCTGATGTAGTCGGGTCTACGTTAGTTAGCGTATTACCGCCAGCCGTATAACCAGTTCCTGTTGCAGACACTTCATTAGTTGTTGCATAAGCCGTAGTCGATGCAGCCAAAGTTGCGCTGCTAGTAAACAAAGCAATCTTAAATGTATTGCCTGTACCTGTAGTGGTTGTAGTGCCACCACCAGATCCATTGTGAAAGTTATGTATTCCTTGCAACAGCTCGGACTTAAACGAGGTTGTTACAGCTTGAGTAATAGCCAATTTATAATCTCCTTATAATATCAGCCATATCTTCATGGCCTTGTTTACTTAGCATATTATGCAATGTTGTTTGATTGCTTAATATTGCATCTTGGCACGCCTGTACTATGACATAATACATACGCTGTTTAAACGCTTCTGCTTGCGCCTTTAATACTGGGTCGGTTCCTTCAGATATACTAATAATCTTTTCACAAGCTCGTTTTGCAATTTCTTCAGGAGTGAAACCTCTATGCTCTGTAGTCTCCACACTTACGCTACCTGATGACATCCCAACATCCATAGTAAACATCAGCTAGTCCTCATCTTAATTTGACCTGTACGATAAGCATCTGTCCGATCATAACCATCTGCTTCTAGTTTTAACTGACCTAACGCCACATCAAATTGCTTTTGATAAAGTTGAATAACATCAGGCTCACCTTTCATAAATATATAAGCCTGAACTAAAGAGCCATAAAGCAGCGCATTATCAGCATTACTTCCTAGCCAACTTGTTCCATCTCCAGACGTAGTAATTGAAGTAGGCTCATAAAAATAATGAAGCTCTGCTGTGTAATTTGATCCGGGCGTAGGCCCAACTATAAACGTTGTGTCATCAAACAATGCGTAGTATTTGGGAACACCAGTAGTTGCAGCAACTGGATACAGCTCCCTCATATAATTAACATCTTTAAATATTAAATACTCATAACCAGAATCATTAATTGCTAACGAATAAGGAAATAAAAAGTCTGTTGGTGTAGACAAATATGGACTATCAGCCGTTAAATTACCTGTAACATTTTTTCTAAAGTTAGGAAGCTGTACTGTTCTAAGTATTGTTTCTTCTGCTGAAACAACAAAACGTGCAATGTTATTGCTAAAGGTTGTCTCAGTATTCTCTGTATAATCTTTAATTGCCTGAGTTAATGTAGTATATGTCCAAGCCATTAGGATGTACTCACTGTTACTTTGCCAACTTCAGCGTGTATATCTAAGCCAACTGTTTTGCTACCTAGCTCAGTTATACCACCACCGACAGGATCAAACGCAAACATTTTTCTCGAATCAGCTAATGCTTTAGGAGGTCTTGGGTTTCTTAACGCTTGAGGATCTGTAATACTCATGCGACCAAGCTCGTACTGTGGATTATCAACATCAAGTTGATCATATCCAACACGAAACCCAGTATCCCTGCCATCCCTAATTAAAGGAACTAAATCACTTAGCTTGTATCTAAAACCTGTAATATCGCAATACCCAAAAGCATATTTACCACTAGCGTATATACTCATACTGTTCTATACCCTCCGGGTGTAAAAAACAGTGATGACTTATCACGATCTGCATCAGCAGCCAAAGACCATTGCTCTTCATACACCTGCTTCAATATAGGTATTCTATCCGCAGCCTCTGGCTTTTTAAGACTTATTTGGTATGCAAGGCCAGCAACCATACAAGGCAAATACCTAGAAGGTATATCAACATTGTTAGTTGCCGGACTACCCGTATCCTCGACTCTTTGCAGATAATAATAAATTAACGTATATGTTTGCGTTGAGTCAGGCACAGGCCAAAGATTTATAGATATAGCTGCCGGATCTTTTTCTAACCAATACTGTAATGGTTTAGAAGATGATAGCTTATTTGTTAAATGAGCAAACTGACTAACAGATATTCTTGTAAGCATCTGATCTGTTTGCTTGCTAGTATCACCCGAATCTGTGCGTATAAACGCTTCAACAATATCTAAAACATCACCACTAAAAGTATATCGAGCTGTGCCAGACGTTATAGCTTGAGATCCTTCTTGAATAGTCCAAAGGTTTAATCCTCTGTTTTGCCATTCTAAAAATAATAAATCTAAGCTACGCCTAGCCGTTCTGTAGTCATAACCACTCTTTGCTTCTAACCCAGCACGCTCAAACGACTCTTCGACTATATCTCCAAGATCTAAATTAAATGTGTAGGTTCCGCTAGTAGCCATACTTTACTTCTTCGTAGTTTTTTTAGCTGGAGCTTTTTTAACAGCAGGTTCTTTTTTAGGCTCTGCTTTTTTAGGAGCCAATGCCTTTAACGCTGCATCTGCTTCCTTCTTTGTATAAGGCCCAACATCCACAACTTCGTCTTCAGCATTTGCAATCTGATATACAGGATCTCCTGTAAGCAAGCTGTAGCCATTTTCAACTACCTTTAGTTTATCAGCCATAATTCCTCCGAATTACTTCTTAGGTCGTTTCTTCTTGTTGACCCCAACCTTTTTCATTGGCTTGCCAACCATTCTGCCGCCGCGCATAGCCTTGGGCCGCTTCTTCTTATTCACTCCAACTTTCTTCATTGGCTTCTTTCCGGGCATCTTAATTTTCCTTAAGCTGTTTATAAAACTGTTCTCTTAGTTCAAAAATATGAGATGGCTCTGAATCTTTAAACATAGCTTCATAATATCCAGTAGGCTTTAACTTGTAGGCAGCTTCCTGCAACTTGTCTAGCCTTTGGATAAATATCATTGCATATATTTCTTCATCATCTGGCGGTATTAGCAAACTACTAGAATCATATTCAATAGGCGCTTCATCAACAGATTCCAAAAGCATACCCTCATGCTCTTCATCATCTGGATGAAACCCCATTATCCAAAGATTCCTATCACCAAATGCACCATTAGCTATTCCGTGATTAATGCCAATTAATCTTTGATGAAACTCTTCAGGCTCTTCTTCATACTGCGTATCTGCAATAATAGTTAAGTCCTTGTTATTATTAAAGTTTTCTAAAACATCAAACACAGGCCAATAACTCTTAAGGTGTTTAAACGTTATAAAAACCTTATCATCATGCCATGCTCGTCTTGCGTATGGACATGGAGACATACCGTTATAGCGATCATCAGGCTCCTCTAGCCAATTAAAAGACCACTCTCGGATCTCCTTACGAATAGTATATTCCCGTATACTATTAGTTCTGTTAGCTAGGTATTCGAGCTTTGCCATAACCGCGATATGATCGCCCTGACTTAGAAACTTTTCCGCCGCCTTTGTACATTTTTGGCATACGGCCCGGAGCTATACCCATACCCATACCAGCAGGTCTAGCCTTATCAAACTCCGCCATTTGCGCTTGCCGCCTTGCTGCTTGTCCCATGCCCATCAGAGCTTTAGCCGCTTCTTGCTCAGCCGCAGCCTGTGCAGCAGCTTGCCCCATACCCATAGTAGATCCTAATCCAGATCCAAGAACACCTGCTTTAGCTGCTCTTGCTGCATCTTCTTTTACAGGGGCGCTATCAGAAACAAATTCATTTGCTTCTCCAAAACCACCTACATTAATTCCTTGCAAAAATGCTTCTTTTAAAGATTTTTTCATATCTGTAGTATCTGGCATTATCCATTCTTCCTAAAGTATTGAGTTCGAGCTGCGCCGCTTCCACGAGCAACAGTTTTAGGTTCAGGAACCATTCCACCCTCTGCCATTTTCTTAGCTTCTTGCTGTTCAGAAATAGCAATTGCCATAGCTTGCTTCGGGCTAGTAACTTTTTTGCCAGATCCTGTTTCCAAGTTTCCAGCTTTAAACTCTTTCATAACCTTAGTTATTTTGCTTTGAGCCATTAAATCACCTTTTTTAAAGAGCTTTGCAGCTCCTTACCTAGTTGTTTAATTGTTTGATCTGGCATATTAAGGAATTGCTCTAGCGACATTTTATGCGCTACAGGTATAACGCTTTTAGTTTCTAGTATTACTATATCTACATCTTGATCCAGCGATATAACTATATTGCAAGGATCGGAAGGATCAGTAAGACAAAACAAAAGCGAGACCATTTTTTCATCAAATTCACTAAGCATTATCCAAACCTTTTCGCAACCTGCATTACAACAACGTAAACNTCACCGCTAGAGTGACCTGTTGTAGTAAACTGCACATCGCCTGTAGTTCCAGAGGACAATGGATCTGGTAATCCAAACTCAGAAAAATCTAACGTATCAGTCCAATCAGCAGCTAATTGCCACGCAAGGTCATCAGTAGAAGCGTCAAATAATATCTTTAAGCCCATACCAATGGTTTGATAATAGATTTTTTNNATAACAACAGACGAGCAAGATGCACCCGTAATACTTGGCGTTAGCGCAGAAACATCTATTTTAGTTACTGCACTTTCACCCGTTCCATCACTGACATTAATAAACTTAAAGATGGCTGTTTTAGGGCCATCTTGAATAGTTTGGGTTGATACCGCATCAGCCATAAATTACTCCCTACGATGCTACGTCGTAGCCAGTGATCTCAATCAGGAAACGTCCCGCTGTATAAGCAGCATGGCCCGTACCTTGACCTACTAAATACAAGTATTGATCTGCTGCAATGTCTCCACCAGCAACCATAGTTCCTGCAGAAGCAGCACCTGCATTAATAATTTGAGTTTCGGTTAGATCACCAATAGCTGTGTCGTTAACACCTGTGCCTTCAGTAGCAGAATACAGATCTATGTCTGTGCCGCCGCCAGCAGGGGTTTCTACACAAGTCATAGTTACACCAAATACAACACCTTGGTTAGCCGTAGTTACTCGGCCAATAAACGCAACTCCATCACCATCCTTACCAATAATGTCGCCAGCAGTTCCACCATCTCGCAAATCAGTAAGATCAATCATTATAGTTGTCTTAACAATATTCACATTGGTGTCAACGTCACTCTTCAAGCGATTAACTTGAGTTACATAAACAGCAGCAGTGCCTTCAATACCAGCACTACTAGTGGCTTCAGTAGCCATTTTGTCACCACTAGTAACTGTAATAGCACCTGTGGTTGCATTTTTAGAAATTTGTTGAAACCCATTTTCCGAACGGACTGGGCCTGTAAAAGTAGTCTTAGCCATGTATTGTCTCCTGTCTTGGCTAGTGTCTGTTGATTATACAACAGTCAGGTAACAAGGGGGAGACAAGCTCCCCCCATATTTTTAAGACGATCCGGGTGATCCAAAGATTCCCAATGGGTCAGATACGCCGAAACTATAACGCTCTCGCGCCTTGTATCGAACATTACCTGTATCGAAATCACCGTCCATCGAATTTTCTAAAGCAGCACGTTCAAAGTGCTTCATGCCGTTAGGTACGTCTGTAATCAGATACCATGAGTTAGTGTCTGTCAAATAGTGATTGACAGAGTAACCTTCTGGAATCGTACCGTTAGACCGAATTGCGTTGAGGTCGTTATCCGCAGTCGCAGGTCTTCCCTCTGACTGTAGAATACGAGTTGCCACAAACATATTGTTAGGTGGCACAACCAACTTTCTAGGACGAGCTGCAATCAGTAGACCACGCTCATCAGTCCATCCAGCAATTTGAATAACCGCTGCTTCAAGTGACGTTTCATTCAAATCAGTTCCAGTAGCAGGACGATTATCGTTCTTACCACCATCAACTGTTGGGTGACCGTCACCACCAGTTACACCATCACCAGATGCGGTAAAGAGGTTAACCCCGTCACCAGACTGAAATGAATTAGTGAAACCGTTGTTCAAAGGATTAGCAGCTTTGACTTGCTTAGTGTAAGCCATAGCTCTTGCCAATGCCTTGGTATAACGAGCAGAAAGTGAGTCATAGAGGTTATCCTCCATAGCTTCTTCTGTAATTGCAAAACCCATCGCAACTGTCTCGTGATTATACCTAGCAGTGAAAGACTCTTGCGCAGTA